GAGTGATTTGCCGGTTTTGCCCCAGGCCAACCTGATGCTGGGTGAGTCGGCGTTCGATATCATCGACAGGATGGCGCGATTTTCCGCCGTACTCGCTTATGACCTGGCTGACGGGAGTCTCTTCCTGGGCAGGGCCGGAACACGCCGCGCGGCAAGTGGCTTTGTTGGGGGTGTCAACGTTCAGCAAGCCTACATCGACTTTTCGGCCGATCAGATCTATTCCGACTACAACGCCTATATCCAGTCTGTGGACACGTTTACTGATCTCGGGCAGGGCGGAAACCAGATCTACACGGTGAAGGACCTTAACTGTAAGCGGCACCGGGCGCTGGTGATCATCTCCGAGGGGGGCGGACTGGGTAATGACGTCGCTATCAAGCGCGCGGAGTGGGAGGCTGCCAGGCGTTTTGGGCGCTCCCGGGTAATACGTCTGACCGCTGATAGCTGGCGAGACTCTGCCGGCGCCCTATGGGAGCCAAACACTCTAGTCCCGGTGCATTTGCCGAGATTGAAGTTCTCGGCCGAAAGCATGCTGATCAGTGAAGTGACCTTCTTGAAGAACAGCTACTCAGGAACAACCGCAGAGATCACGCTTATGGCGCCTGAGGCGTTCCTGCCGCAACCCATCAACCTCACGCCGCTTTATGGTGAGCTTTTGCAAGGTGGTTTCTGATGACGCCCCCAACGAATCAATCCGGTGATTCCGCTGGTGTTCTCCAGCGCATGATGCGCCGGATTCAACTTGCAACCGGCTGGGGCCGGGTGACGTTCAGCGACGACAGCAAGACTGCTCAGCTACTGCAGGTGAAGCTCAACGATTCCGAAACCCGGGATGGTACACCGCGTATTGCAGAGTTTGGCTTCACGTCTCGGCCGCCGACGGGCTCGGATGTCTTGGTCGTGTTTTTGTCCGGCGACCGTTCCAAGGGAGTGGTGGTTGCCACTGCGCACCAGGCAAGCCGGCCAACCAATCTGCTGGAGGGGGAATCCATGGTCTACGACCTCTGGGGGAAGTCGATATACCTGACCGAGACCGGCGGAATCATAGTTGAGGCAGGCGCTGCGCCTGTCACCGTCAACAACGCTACCACCGTCACAATCAATGCTGCCGAGGCAGTTCAGATGAACACACCCGTTCTACGTGTCAGCGGCGATATCGAAGCGGGCGGCAACGTCAAAGACAAGATCCGCACCATGGCTGCCGATCGGACGCTGTTCAATCAGCACACCAACGGTACCGGCACCACAATACCGAGCCCTCAACAATGAGCGATATCACCACAACCTGGATCGTAGAGACCGGCACGGGTGATTGGTCAATCATGGGTGGCGCCTTGGCGAGCGGTAATGACCTGGCCAGCGCTGTATTGATCAGCCTATTCACTGACCGGATTGCGGACGATTCAGACATCCCGCCCGACGGCAGTAATGATCGGCGCGGATGGTGGGGCGATGCAGATGAGGATATTCCCATAGGCTCCCGCCTCTGGCTTCTGGACCGGTCCAGGCTTACGCAGGACGTTGCCAACACCACCAAGATTTACATGGATGAGGCGTTGCAGTGGCTCATCGACGACCAAGTAGCGATCAGCGTGAAGGTCGTGACAGCTATTGCCGGCGGGCCCCGACTAAATTCCATCGTCACCGTGACCCACCGTGACGGAACCGTCACCCCGCTCAATTTCAACTGGGTTTGGAATCAGACCTCGTAGCCGCAACAGCCTGCCTTGAGCAGGCTTTTTTTTCGGAGCACAGATCCTCATGCCATATACGAGACCCACGCTCTCGGACCTGCGCGCGCACGTTGCAGCGGATATCACCTCCGGTTTGCCGACTGCCGACGGGCTCCTAAGATTTTCGAACCTGCAAATCACTGGCAAGGCTGTCGCTGGACTGGCCCACCTTAACTATGGGTACCTTGATTGGATCGCCAAGCAAGGGGTGCCCTACACGGCCTCGGGCGAGTACCTCGAGGCCTGGGCGGCACTGAAGAAGGTTTATCGAAAGACTGCAAACAAGGCTGCGGGCGTCGCTTCGTTCCGGGGCGTCCCCGGTAGAATTATCGACGCAGGTACCCAGGTTATTCGAGGTGATTCGGCTGCCTTTCCGTCTCTAGTGACCGCCACGGTAGCGGCGGACGGTACCGTGGCCTTGCAGGTCGTGGCTGACTTGGCGGGGGAGGCCGGTAATACTCCCGTGGGCAGCCTGATGATACTTGGCACGGCCATAGACGGCGTTCAATCAGCGGGTGCTGTAACCACTGCGATTACAGGGGGGGCTGATCAGGAGGGCGAGGAGTCGTTGTTCTCTCGGATGCTCGACGCATACCAGAACACGCCAAACGGCGGCTCTCGGGGCGATTATCCTTCGTGGGCAAAAGAGGTCTCTGGCGTTACTCGCGCATGGTGTGTGCCTAACGGTTTCGGAACCGGGACAGTCGTGGTTTACACCATGCTAGACGACGCAAATGCTGGTCAAGGCGGTTTCCCCCAGGGCACTAACGGGGTTTCCACAAGGGACAATCGGTCCACCTCCGGCAACCGCGCCAGCGGTGATCAACTGATCGTGGCCAACAGCATTTTCGACGAGCAGCCGGTGACGGCGATGGTGTACAGCTGCGCTCCGATTGCGAACCCTATCAATTTCACAATAACCGGATTGTCTGCCGCGTCGACGACTACTCGCGCCGCTGTTGCAGCTGCAATCACTGAGGTTTTCTTTGAGCAGGGTGCGCCGCTGTCTGACGGGTCGTTCGTTGGCCTGTCCGACATCGATTCCGCGATAGCTGCGATCTCGGCAACGAAGGGATTCGTCATCACATCGCCAGGAGCCAACATTGCCAACTTGGTTGGCCGTTTGCCCACGCTAGGCACCATTAACTACGGCTGATTGCCATGTCAAAACCATCATTCACCGACGGCGACTTTACGTCCGCGTTGCTTGGCTTATTACCCCGCGGGCGCGTTTGGCCAAAAGACCTTAGCAGTGTGCAGGCGCAGGCCGTCTCCTGCTTTGCACCGACGTTCACGCGAATAAGCGATTCGGCGCTGAATTTGCTCGAGGACATGTTTCCCGCGAGCACCATCAACTTCCTACCGGAGTGGGAGTCCACGCTTGGTCTGCCCGATCCATGTGCCGGCGTCTCGCCGACATTTCAGGGGCGCCGCAACCAGGTGGTTGCGCGATTTTCCAATAGCGGCGGCCAATCGGTTCAGTTCTTCCAGTCATTCGCTCAGGGACTTGGGTACACCGTGACCGTTACTCAATACGCCCCGTTTCGCTGTGGGCAAAGCGTCTGCGGGCAACAACTGGGCGGCGCGGACTGGTTCTTCGCCTGGGCCATCAACAGCGAGCTCAACACAATCAACCACTTTCGCGTCGGCCAGTCCGCTGCGGGGGAGCCGCTGTCTTCATGGAGCAACACGGTACTTGAGTGCGAACTCTCTCAGGCCAAGCCCGCCCACACTGTTTTGCAATTTCATTATTCGTGAGGTCATAGATGTTTCAGATCGATAACTCAACGGCCGTAGCGGCTATCCCAGCTCCTACGCCGGCTGGCTCGGCGGGCTACTTCACCGATGGCAACCCAGCCACCGGCGTTTCGGCGACGATCCTTCCCGCCGAATTTATGAATATGCTCATGATGGAGAATCTCAATGTTTTGTCCGCCGGAGGAATAGCTCCAGCAAAAGGTCAATATAATCAGTTATCTCTGGCTATTGCTAAAATTGTTCAGAGTGGCGCAGCTGGCGCTGCAAGTGAATCCACTGCAGGAATATTGAAACTTTCGACGAGTCCGCAAGTGATTGCAGGAACGGATGACTCTACTGCCGTTACTCCACTCAAGCTTCTTCAAAAGTTGGCGAGTTATATCGCGCAGGCGACCGAGACTGCATTTGGCTGGATAAAGATAGCCGCCCAGCCAATTGTCAATGCTGGTACGGATGACGCGGCGGCCGTTACTGCAAAGAAACTCGCAACTGCTACCCAAGCCCAGGCCTTTACCGCGTTTACAACTTCCGGAAGTGCAGGTGTACTTACGGTCGCCCCTACACCTGCAATCACCGCTTATGTCGCCAACCAGCGGTTCCGCCTAAAACTAAGCCAGGCAAGCACCGGCGCCAGCACAATAAACGTGTCTGGCCTTGGCGCAAAAAGCCTGAAGCAATATGACTCGACGGGCGCAAAAATACCCGCAGTTTTTGCAGTAGGGCAACTTTCCGATGTTGAGTACGACGGTACTGATTTCGTATTGCTTGACCAGCTTCCATCTGTTGTCCCGCAAGCTACTGAGACGGTTGCCGGCATCGCCGCTATAGCTACCCAAACAGACGCTGGAACTGGGTCAGACGATAGCAAGTCCATTACACCCCTCAAGCTAAAGGTGCTTCTAAATTCCTTTGGCGTTGGTGGTTTGTCTCCGACATACCCAGGTGCAGACCTGAACAATCTGGTCACCTTCAGTTCCTCATTTGGCGTTACTACTGGATGCCTTAACGTTCCGCCTGGATTTGCAACTCAAGGCTCAATCGTAAGGGTTGACGTATGGCAGAGTTCAGGCGTACTCCAGCAGACATATATGGAGCACATTACCGGAAGAACAGCTAGGCGCGCATATAACGGAATCTGGAGTGCATGGGACACAGTTATTGCGGCCTCAAGCATGACGCTGACTAGTGCGTCGGGTATTGGAACCCTGAAACTGCAAAACGGTTACATTCAACAACTTTTTGATACTACTGAAAGCACCTCATCATCCGACTATAAATTCTTCCCGGTAGCGTTCCCTATCGAATGCCTTGGGGTATTCCCTGTGCTGCTGAGTACTTCTACTGGCGCATATACTCTAAATGCCGGTATTGTAGTTGGCGATATAACAAGCGCTCGTTTTCTTATAAATGGCGGTGGAACTTTTTCCACCGAAGGTCGTTTCCGCATCATGGCAATTGGGAGATAAAATGAAATTTTTCTTTAGCCCTTCGACGACTGCTTTTTTCAGATCGGACATCCACGGCGAGCCTGGCGACGTGAATTGTACGGTGGGAGATGATGCCATCGAAGTTTCTGAAAAGCTGTACGAACAAATGCTTTTAGTTCGCGCCGATGGTGGAAGAGTTGTTCCAGGTGATGACGGTATTCCGGTTTCAGCCCCGCCTATTGCTCCGACATCCGACGAGGTTGCGGCTAAGGAGCGAGCATGGCGCGATGCAGAGCTTCAAGCGTCAGACGGAATTGTGATTCGACATCGTGATCAGTTGGATGTTGGCGGCCAAACAACGCTAACCGCCGCCCAGTATGGTTCGATTCAAGAGTATCGCGCCCAACTGCGCGACTGGCCGGAGCACAAGGACTTTCCAGACAAGTCGAGCCGTCCTGTTGCGCCTTCTTGAAATTGCATGACTAGAAGTTCCCGCCTGACAGTGTTGCCAAGACCGCATTGCCCAGCGCGCCGACACCATCGTGAAGGGATTCGACAAAAAGCCATTGACTGCTGGCGTAGCCGAGGTCGACACCAAGCTGACCATGGCGAAGATCGCCCGCTAGGAAATCACCAGCATCCTTGACGACATTGAGCGCGCCGACCCAACACTGCAGCCCAAGGCGGATGTAGCAGCCCCCAAGGGTGAATCACCACCTGGTGGGAAATCTGTCGCGCAAGATAAACCGGCTCCGGCAACTGATGCGACGAAGCCTGCCGGTGAGTCGGGCGCTGCTGACAGGTCGCCGACGAGATCCTGTCCCGCGTCTAGGACATGCGCATTGGTGCCGGCGCCATGGATGCCGACGGCAACCCGATCACCGTGTCGCCCCGAGAGCTGCTGGCCAGTGCCGACGCCGACATCGCCAAGGCGACACAGGACGCAAAGGGCTTTGCTGCGGCCGCCTGTTTCCTGCAACGAGGTGATATGTAAATATGCGACGACATTGGTGCGTCAGGGATACATGGATGAAGCAAATACTATTGTTGGCCGCTCTAGCCTTGCTGGGCGGCTGTGCCACCGAAGGAAAATATCAACGAGTGCTCGATACCTGGAAGGGTTCTACCGAGCTTGACTTGATCCGTGGCTGGGGCGCCCCTCAGCAAGTTTACGAAGCCGGCGGCCACAAATTCCTGGTCTTTTCTAACAACCGGAATGTAGTGATGCCCGGTGTTTCTCCGACCTATCAGACCAACGTCGTTGGTAATACCGCATACACCACCGCCTATGGTGGGTCTCCCGCAATGAACTTGGATTTATTCTGCACCACAACCTTTGAAGTCGTGGACGGCAAAATCTACAACTGGTCCTATCGCGGCAACGACTGCACATCCTCCGATTAAATAGTCGGGAAACCTTATGCCACCGAACCATAGGCTTGCTCCCATTCAACCAGGAGCAAGCCCATGCGCCCCGAATGCATCAAGGCCGTCCCCTCAACCAGCAGGAAATCCAGGGCATCGAGAGCCGCGTGCGCCGCAACATGAAGCAACTGGCGCAGACCGATACCACCTGGCAATCCAAGACCGCCACCCGCAATGAGCGGGTATTTTTTTGCCTGGAGAAAAGCCATGCCGATTACTGAGCAGCAGTTGCTGCAGATCCTCCCAACCGCCGGCCGCCAAGCCGGCGTTTTTGTTCCGGCCCTGAACACGGCCATGAACCGTTACGGCATCGTCGGCACGCCGCGCGCCGCTGCATTCATCGCGCCGGTCGGGGCGAGTATGGCTTGGTAAACCTTTAAGCCGGGAG